GCGTATTGAAATCTAATCCGGGTATCAAGATACGCATGTTGTTCTATCGTGATTCCAAGATCGCAAAGAACAGTAAGATGACCTACTCTATGTGGGCAGAGAAGATCGGCATCCCATATGCAGTAGGTAAGAGTATTCCAGAGGAGTGGTTGAATGAGTGACAATGATAACGTAGTGCAATTCAAGGGTATCTTTCACGGCAAGAAGTCTGCGGTGTTTGTAGTACAGAAGCTGCTTGAGTTTGTACAGGACCACCCAGATGCTGAACTACTCATAGGTGTACGCTCAAAGAGCGAGAACTTCATCACAGCAGGGTGGAGTGCGGTAGACGCAGGAGACTTGCTGTTGATATCTGAGTTTATTAGAATGCAAGTTATTAGTAATATCTTTGAGCAAGAGGACTAATGTGAACAAAGATCTGTCACTCGTCATGGGCGATGCCCACGTTGCGCCTAAGCAGGACTTGCGTAGGTTCAAGTGGGCTAATCGTATGCTCCACCAAACTATCTTACATGCCAATGTGTTTAGGCTAGTTATCATTGGCGACTTCCTGACAATGGATAGCTTGTCAGCATGGGACAAGGACAAGCGCAAGAAGATGGAAGGTAGGAGATACCAAGCCGACATTGACTGTGGCAAGCAAGCTCTGTCTATGCTGCTTGATGGTGTACCAAGTGACAAGCTAGACATCATCTACACGGAGGGCAACCACGAAGAGAGAGTCAGCCGCTACATAGACTACCATCCTGAGTTAGAAGGTAAGTTATCGGTAGAAAAAGATCTTCTTTATGATGTTCGTGAGCAAGGTTTTAAGGTTACATATGTGCCCTACAAACAAGACTGGAACTATAGAGGAGTATCTTTTACCCATGCACCCATACAAGAAACAGGCAAACCCGTTCAGGGAAAACAAGCCTCGCAAAAATCCCTTGGCATATACAACAATAGTGTCGTGTTCGGTCATACTCATAAGTTCAGCGTTGGTTGCGAACATCGTCATAATGCTCCACATCTTAACCAAGCTATCAATGTCGGTTGCTTTTTTGAGCATGTTGATGAGTACGCAGTTGGATCAATCACTTCTTACTGGCGCGGACTCGTCTTGCTTAATCACTATTCCACCAACAGAGTTGACATCTCAACACTCTCAATGGGCAGACTTAAAGAACTCTACGGATAATACTAATAATAATTGGGGAGAACCTGACTATGGAATACATCAGAGCGGTTGAAGACTACCTTCTAGACTTAGACTTGGAGCAGATGTGTGAAGAAATGGGGATCACACAAGAGGACATTCTACGTAGGTTCAGAGACAGACTACACCAAGTATATGAGCGCCTTGATCGCGGGTATCAACGGAACCTCATCTACGGATATGATGAACTTGACGAAGAAGACGAAGAGAACATCAGGCACTTCAAACGAATCGCAAACGATGAACAAGATGAAGAGGAGTGATAGATTGAAAAAGAATACTAGTATTATGGATGAGTACCAAGCTGTCATTCACCGCAGCCGGTATGCTAGGTACTTGCCGGAAGAGGGTAGGCGTGAGACTTGGGGTGAGACTATTGACAGGTACATCTCATTCTTCAAGAACCACATCAGTGAGACTCTAGGTAAAAAGAAAGCAGCCTCGACGATTGAATGGGAAGCCATTAGAGAGGCGATCTATAACCTAGATGTCATGCCGTCTATGCGAGCCATGATGACCGCAGGGCCAGCCCTAGCCCGTGACAACGTGGCTGGTTACAACTGTTCGTACCTACCGATTGACAACCCCAAGTGCTTTGACGAGGCTATGTACATCCTCATGTGCGGTACGGGTGTCGGGTTCTCTGTCGAGCGTCAGTATGTAAATAAGTTGCCAGAGGTTCCTGATGAACTCCACGAATCAGACACTACCATCGTTGTCAGTGACAGTAAAATCGGATGGGCAAGTGCTTACCGTGAGCTTATCGGACTCCTATACCACGGCAAGATTCCAAAGTGGGATCTCGGACGACTACGTCCATCAGGCAGTCCTCTCAGAACTATGGGCGGTAGAGCGAGCGGCCCAGAACCTCTTGAGGATCTTTTCAAATTCACGATCAAGACATTCCGTGGTGCAGTCGGGCGTAAGTTGACAAGCCTAGAATGCCATGATATCATGTGCAAAGTTGGTGATATCGTGGTGGTTGGTGGTGTGCGTAGGTCTGCTCTCATCTCTCTTAGCAACTTGACTGACGAGCGTATGCGTCAGGCCAAGAGTGGTGAGTGGTGGGTGTCCAACGGACAGCGAGCCTTGGCTAATAACTCTGTGTGCTACACTGAGAAGCCTGACATGGGCATCTTCATGCGTGAATGGGAGAGCCTCTACGCTTCCAAGAGCGGTGAGCGTGGCATCTTCAACCGTGTTGCATCGCAAGAACAGGCAGCTAAGAATGGGCGTAGGGATGCTACCTATGACTTCGGAACCAACCCGTGCTCTGAGATTATCTTGCGTCCCTACCAGTTCTGTAACCTGACTGAGGTTGTAATCAGAGCTACGGATACTGTTGATACTCTCAAGCACAAGGTTCGCATTGCCTCTATCTTGGGTACTATCCAAGCTACCCTGACTGACTTCAGGTATCTGTCTAAGAAGTGGAAGGACAACACCGAAGAGGAGCGTCTCTTGGGTGTATCTCTAACAGGTATCTGTGACTCTGACCTGACTAGCGATATCTACTACGAACTCGACGACACACTCGCAGACTTGAAGGAAGTAGCTATTACTAGTAATAAGGAACTTGCCAAGTTACTAGGTATCCCGCAGTCTGCTGCTATCACTTGCGTCAAGCCTAGCGGCACTGTGAGCCAGCTAGTAGGCTCTGCCTCTGGTATCCACCCTCGCTACGACAGGTACTACATTCGCCGTGTACGGTTTGACAAGAAGGATCCAATGGCATCGTTTATGATTGCCAAGGGTTTCCCTCACGAGGAAGATTTCTACAACAAGAGTGCTTGGGTATTCTCATTTCCAATGGAGTCTCCAGAGAGTAGCCTACTGAGGCAGAACATAACTGCCGAAGACCAACTTGAATTGTGGCGTGTCTATCAGGAGTGGTGGTGTGAGCACAAACCTAGTATCACAGTATATGTACGGGAACACGAGTGGCTTGATGTTGGGGCTTGGGTTTATAGGAATTTTAATCTCATTAGCGGGGTGTCTTTTCTACCTTATGATACTGGTACGTACCGTCAAGCACCGTATGAAAGTATCGACAAAGGTACCTATGAATCACTTGTCGCAGCTATGCCGCAAGGCGTGGACTGGACTGAGATGCTGGAAGTAGAGGACACTACCACTGGCACTAAAGAGTTGGCATGTACAGCAGGAGTATGTGAGATATGAACACAAAGAAAATGATTAAGTCCCAGAAAAGGAACAACCATCCTTGGAGAAAGTTTAGCTTGTTCTTCTTGTCTAACAACTATAGTGAAGACCAGAAGCGCGTAATTAGAGAACGAAAGGATACGGAAAATGAGACTCGGAATATTGGGTAGTCGTCGCATTGACGACATCGAACAAGTTACTAGTAATCTAGAGAGTATCTTGCGTGTGTTGGACAGCGACAACGTACACATTACTGCTCTAGGTGGCGATAGCAAAGGTAGCGAAAGAATCTGTCGGGACTACTTTGCTGCTACGCCCTTCGACTTCGTGCTATTCAAACCCTATAGCTTTGTGGATAGGGACGTAGAGCACGATCCGAAGTACTTTTTTTATCGCAACAAACAAATCGTTGACAACTCAGACTACGTGATTGTATTCTTGGATCACGAAGAGGGTGGTGTGTCGAAGTCATTTGTGTACTTGAAGTACAATACAGATACTCCATACACTGTATTTGGAATAGATGGAGGCGTACTTGAAAACAGAGGATGATGTCAATAGTCCTAGCCACTACACCGTGGGTGGCATAGAGACTTGGGAATATATCAGGGCCAAGATGACTTACGAGGAGTGGATGGGATACTTGAAGGGTAACATCATCAAGTATCTGTCTAGGTCTCCGTACAAGGAAGATCCCTACAAGGATCTACAAAAGGCCAAGTGGTATATGGACAGGCTGAACGAGGACTACATCACTGACTAGTTCTTGCCCATCCTCTTTAGTCCCCCAA